TTGCTATGGGTAAAGAAGACAAGACTGCTGGCATGGAAGGCGAGTTCAATACTGGCCGTACTGCTGGTGTTTGTTATACCCACGACCGCTCACACTATCGTTAAAAGCGAAACCCCAGTAGTCTAGCGGGACTAAAGGGGTTTCTAACCACATCAAAGAAAGGTTGATATGGCTGGACAACATTGTAGAGACTGTCGGCATTACCACGATAACGGCTCGATATTAGGGCTGTGCCGTAGGTATCCGTTGTATCAAAACCGCAGTCCAAACGAGACTTGCGGTGAGTTTTCGGTGAAAGCAGTTGCCGAACTTACCCCCGTTGACGCGGGGGCTTTTTTGCGTCAAGACGTAGAAATCAAAGAACGCAAGCGCATGGGCAGACCGCCTAAAGCAAAAGAGGTGGCAGAATGAACATCAAGCCCCTAAGAGACAAAATCATTGTCAAGCCAGAACCTCGCGTTAAATCCCTAATCTTAGACACATCGCTGATAGCAGAGGCTGAGTCAATCGGTACTGTGGTAGCAGCTGGTGAAGATGCGCTAAATCAAGGCGTTAACATTGGTGACCGAGTGCTATTTGGCACATTGGCTAAACAATACAAAGACGAATACTTGAAGTTTGAGGAATTAAACTTAGATGGTGAGCGTCATCTTAAAATGTCATGGCAAGATATTGCCGCAGTATTGGAAGAAGCATGAACAAAGAACTAATCACCTTACGAATCCAAGACTTAATCTCAAAAGGTAAAGAATTGGAAATGCAACTGCACCAAATCAATGGTGCTATACAACAATGTCAATGGACACTAACCGAGATGGAGAAGCCTGATGCTGAAAAAATCGACAAGCCCGAAAGCGTTTAAAGAAAACATCAAGACGGAGATAAAGGCTGGTAAACCAGTCAAGCAAGCCGTTGCTATTGCATATTCAGAAAAGCGCGAGGCTCAAAAAGCCAAGGCGAAGAAGTGAAAATAACCCAAAAACTGGTCACAGAACTAATCCCTTATGTAAAAAACAGCCGAACCCACTCTGACGAACAAGTGGCACAGATAGCGGCAAGCATCAAGGAATTTGGCTGGACTAACCCAATACTGATAGACGGGGATAACGGCATCATTGCAGGGCATGGCAGGCTCATGGCCGCCCGTAAGTTAGGGCATAAGGAAGTTCCCACCATAGAACTGAAAGACCTAACCGAAACCCAAAAGAAGGCGTACATCATTGCTGACAACCGCTTGGCGCTAAATGCTGGGTGGGACAACGAGATGCTGACCATAGAGTTAAACGACTTATTGGCAGACGGGTTTGCGCTGGACATATTAGGCTTTGACCCAAAAGAGATAGCCGCCTTATTAGAGCCAGAGGTGGTGGAAGGGTTAACCGATGAAGATGCCGTTCCTGATGTGCCAGAAGAACCCAAAACCAAATTGGGTGACATTTATCAGTTGGGCAACCATCGGCTAATGTGTGGGGACAGCACCAGCATTGACGCTGTGGAAAGTCTTGTTGATAACGCAAAGATAGACCTTTGCTATACAGACCCACCTTATGGAATTAATGAAAAAGGTGACAGAACTGCTAGAAAAACTGGTTTAGCCAAAAATCACAATTTTAAAGATTTTAAAGACGATACGATTGATTATGCAGTAGAGGCTTATCAAATTGTTGAGGGTGTATTACAAGTGCCTAGACAAGTTTGGTGGGGCGCAAACTATTACTGTCATGCTTTGCCACAATCAAATAATTGGTTTGTATGGGATAAGCGTGTAGAAAACAAAATGGTCGATACTCAATCAGATTGTGAATTGGCATGGGTAAAGTCAAAATGGTCAAGTGTCAGAATCTTTAGACATTTGTGGAAGGGTTTTAACAAAGCCAGCGAGCGCAATCAACCAAGAGTTCACCCAACCCAAAAGCCAGTAGCACTTGCAGAATGGTCATTTGACTACTTCAAAGAGGTAAATACAGTTCTTGACTTATTTGGCGGTAGCGGTAGCACATTGGTTGCCTGCGAAAAGACAAATCGCACTTGTTACATAATGGAGTTTGAGCCCTATTACTGCGATGTAATAGTAAAGCGGTGGGAAGATTTCACAGGCAAGAAAGCCACATTGTTGACAGATGTAACCGAAACTGCTTAAATAATAGCGAGTTCCCCTATATAAAACATGCCAGTAATTCCACAAGAGGCTCACAAGCCAACCGATGAATCCCGCAGAATGGTCGAAAGCACCAGCGGGTTAGGCTTGCCGCATGAGCAAATAGCCATATTGGTGGGCATAGACGATAAAACCCTACGGAAGTATTACCGCACCGAACTGGACACGGGTAAGGCAAAAGCCAACGGTCAGATAGCCAAGACGCTGTTTAGCAAAGCGGTCGCAGGCGATACGACTAGCCTGATATGGTGGACAAAGAGCCAAATGCGCTGGTCTGAGACTGTTAAGCAAGAAGTTACGGGTGCGGATGGTGAGCCATTAACAGGGATTACTGTGTCGTTTGTAAAGCCTAATGAGTGACACCAACGCACAGTTTCCCGTAAAGATGGCCAGCCTGTTTGACCAGGCGCGTTACAAAATCTACTACGGGGGCAGGGGCGCAGGCAAAAGCCACTCCGCAGCTAAAGCATTATTGATACTAGCGGCTAGAAGCCCTATTAGGGTTTTATGCGCTAGGGAATATCAAACATCAATCAAAGACTCAGTTCACAAATTGCTGTGCGACCAGATTGAATTGATGAATATGCACTCAATATATGAGATAACCCAAAACAGCATTAGGGGCAAGAACGGGTCAGAGTTTGCCTTTGTTGGGCTAAAGAACAATGTGGCAAATGTAAAGTCTTACGAGGGCATAGACATTTGCTGGGTAGAAGAAGCCCAGACTGTTAGCCGTATGTCTTGGAATACGCTGATACCTACCATCCGCAAGGAAGGCTCGGAGATATGGGTTACTTTTAACCCAGAACTGGAATCAGACGAAACATATCAGCGATTTGTGCTTAGACCGCCAGAAGGTGCAGTAGTGCAAAAGATTAACTGGAACGATAACCCGTGGTTTCCCGAAGTGCTGGCGCTAGAGAAAGATGCGCTAAAAAGCCGAGACCCAAGCGCTTATCAGACAGTATGGGAAGGCTTGTGCCGTCTGACAGTAGATGGCGCTATCTTTGCCCAAGAAATGCAAGTAGCGGAGTTAGATGGGCGTATCACAAAGGTTAACTATGACCCTACAAAGCCTGTACACGCCATCTTTGACCTTGGGTGGGCAGACAGCACAGCAATCTGGTTTTTACAGTTTGTAGGCATGGAAACCAGGCTAATCCGCTACCACGAAGATAGCCAAAAGACTATTAGCCATTACCTAGCCTTAATGCAAACTTATGGGTATATGTATGACACGCTGTGGCTACCGCACGATGCACAGAACAAAACCTTAGCAAGCAACGGCAAGTCGATAGAGGAAATTGTCCGCGCAGCTGGTCACAAAACTCGCATTATTGAGCGTACACCGATAGTCGATAGCATCAACGCAGCTAGAACGATATTCCGTAATTGCTGGTTTGATAGAGAAAATTGCTACGATGGTTTACAATGCCTCAGACATTACCGCTATGAGGTAGACCCTGAGACGGGTCAATTTAGCCGTAATCCTTTGCACGACCAATACTCACATGGCGCAGATGCGTTTAGATATATCGGGCTAATGATTAACGAGCCAAAGCCAAGGCGTAAGGTTCAGACACAAAACTATGGTCAGAACAACAGTTGGATGGGATAAATATGGCAAATGACTTTGACCCAGTAATTACCGAAGCGGTTGAGTTTCTCAAGTTCTGCAATGACGCAGACACGATGAATCGCCAAGAAGCGCTAGAGGATTTAAAGTTCGTCAGCGGAGACCAATGGCCAGTCGAACTACAAAACAGCCGTAACCTCGAATCACGCCCATGTTTGACCATCAATAAGTTAGATGGTTACTGCCGGCAAGTGGCTAACCAACAGCGCCAGCAGCGCCCACGCATCAAGGTTCACGCAACCAATACGCATGAGCAGATGGTGGAAGCGCAAGACATTCAAGGCATTATTCGCCACATTGAGGTCAACAGTAACGCAGACCACGCCTATGACAACGCCTTTGACTATGCTGTACGCATGGGTTGGGGCTTTATGCGTGTCCGCACAGACTATGTTTCTGAGGATTCGTTTGACCAAGAAATCTACATCGACCCAGTAGATAACCCATTTACTGTCTATTACGACCCTAACAGCATATTGCCTGACGGCTCTGACGCTGAGAAGTGCCTGATTACGACAATGATGCCTAAAGAGGTATTTAGGTCGTTATATCCTGAGAATGATGACGGCACATCGTTTACCCAGCGCGGTACGGGTGACAGCCAATCAGAATGGATTACCAAAGAGGATATACGCCTAGCAGAGTATTACTACACAGTACGCGAGAAGGCTAAGTTATACCTATTGAGCGATGGTTCTAGCACCTTTGCTGATGACAAAGACTTCTTTAACCGCTTGGCTATGGCTGGCATATCGGTCATTGATACACGCGAATCGTTCAAAAAGACGATTAAATACAAGAAACTAACCGCCATCGAGGTTATCGAAGAGCGCGATTGGCCAAGCCGTTACATCCCTATCGTTCCTGTTTATGGCCGTCATGTGGTTATCGGTGATAAGCGTAAGAAGTTTGGCATGGTGCGCTACGCTAAAGATAGCCAGCGTATGTATAACTTCTGGCAGACTTCTATTACAGAATCTATCGCTCTCGCACCCAAAGCCAAGTGGGTGATGGCAGAAGGTCAAGACGAGGGTCATGAGAACGACTGGGCGCAAGCCAACATTAAGTCGTTCCCGCTGTTGCGCTACAAGCAGACAGACATTGAGGGTAGAGCCGCACCAGTCCCACAGCGCTTGCAACCAGAGCCACCGCCTGCTGGAACTATGGCGGCAGCTGCCATTGTTTCTGATGATATTAAAGCCATCATGGGTATCTTTGACCCTGCACAACTTGGTCAAGGCAATATCTCTGGCAAGGCGCTAAATGGTCAGCAACAGCAAGTTGACCTGACTAACTACGATTATTACGACAATCTGACCCGCTCGATTGCTCACGTAGGTAAGATTATTCTTGACCTAATTCCTAAAATCTATGACACGGAACGCGTGATACGGATTATTGGCGAGGATAGCAAGCCAAATATGCTGTCACTTAACCAACGCGATGCCATCGGTAATATCTTGAACAACACATCCATCGGTCAATATGATGTGGTGATGGAGACAGGCCCAGGCTACAACAGCAAGCGTCAAGAAGCCGTGGATGCCATGATGCCGCTACTGTCTAAACCAGAATTGTTCAATGTGGCTGGTGACTTGGTGTTCCGTAACATGGATTTCCCTGGCGCTGATGTAATCGCTGACCGCTTAGCAGCTATGAACCCAATGAGCCAGATTGACGAGAAATCGGACATTCCGCCTCAAGTTCAGATGCAAATCATGGCGGCTAAGAAGCAAGTGCAAGATATGCAACAGCAAATGCAAGCCATGCAGACGCTTATTAAACAGCGCGGTGATATTGAGCAAGTCAAGCAAGACAGCGAAACTAAGCGCGAATTGCTACGCCAGACCGCCAAAGCACACAACACAGAGACAATGGCAGAGGTCAAGGTCAATGACCAGAATACTCGCGCAATTACCTCTCAAAACAAGGTAGAAATTGAAGCAATCACTGACCTACTTTTGCATCACATGGGTACGTCAAGATTGAACGCTGAGATTGATAGACGCAATGCTGAACAACAAGGTGCAATGAGATTTGCCGAGCAAGACATCGCTCAAGGCGGTAATCCTTTGACACAACAACAATAAAGTGGTAAATTAACCACACCTTACCCGTGAGGTTCACGGGGTAAATCCGTAGGGACACGTAATGTCTGAGAAAGAAGCCGGTCATGTTCTGACCAGCGAGAAC